CCGATCTCCTCAAGATCCCCCAGCATGAATACTGGATCGGCCTCGCCCTCTACGGCGAGCAAGCCCTCATGGCCAAGCAGCAGACCGAAGCTGCCAAAGACAAGGCCAAGAAAACTGTGTCCGCGAAGAAAGAGAAAACCGTCACACCCGTCCAGCCCGTTAGCGCGCCCCGCTCTGCCACAAAAGGCAGCTCTACGGCTGCGAAAAATCGGTTCTTCAAATCAAGCGGGTCCATGTCGGACATCGAGGACTTGGTGGGGGAACTGATCGGATAAACCCAATCAATTAGAAAACTCACACAATATGTCACAAGGACTTGTTCATCCGGCCACCGGACTGCGCGAAGACTTGGCTGACGTGATCTCGGTCATCGACCAGAAAAACACGCCCGTCACTTCCCGCATCAAAGCCGGCTCGGATCTCACCAATGGCTCTGTCTTCTCTTGGCAGGCCGACAGCTATAACGACCCGTCGTTCGACGGCGTCCTCACCAATGCGGATGTCACCACGTTTGACGATCCCGCCAAAAACCGCGTCCTCCTTTCCGGCCGCGCCCAGAAGTTCCGCCGTTCCATCAAAGTCGATGACTTTGCCCAGAACGTCGATAACGTCGCTGGCGTTGGCAAGAAGAAGGAAATGGCTCGCGGCGTTTCCCGCGCCCTCATCGAACTGAAGCGCGACATGGAAAGCGCCTTCTGCTCCAGCAACGATTCGCAAGAGCAGAGCGGCGTTAACCCATATAAAACTCGCGGCCTCGGTTCGTGGATCTCCAACTCGGCTCAGACCGACCTGCCTGTTCCCGCGTCGTTCCGCACGCCGTCCGCTTCGATCAACACGACTGCTACCTCCTCTCTCACCGAGAGCGATGTGGCCGCCGTTCTTCAGAGCGTCTACGAGCAGACCGGCACCATCGACACGATGGATCTCGTCACTGGCCCGAACCTCAAGAAGCGCTTCAGCGAGTTCACCCGCTACTCCAGCGGCAGCAACACCGCTCTGAGCACCCGTCAATACACCGCTTCGCTCAATGACCGCACGGTCATCAGCACGGTGGACACCTACATCGGCGACTTCGGCACAATTAATTTGGTGCCGACCTTGTTCAATGCGAAGGACGCAGCCGCTGCCGTTCAGTCGGCCCGTGGCTACCTTCTCAACATGGACATGTTGGAGTCCCGTTACGGCCGTCGCCCCCGCTTCCAAGAGCTGGAAGACCAAGGTGGTGGACCGCGTGGCCTCGTTGATGCGATTGCCGCGTTGGTGTGCTGGAACCCGAAAGGCCTCGGCGAGTTCGCCGCGACTTCCTAGTAGCAACCTCAATTAAGGAATAACAAAACTATGAAAGTCTACGAACTGCCCGCAGAAACCAAAGCCGCCTTCGGCTACACCCACAAGGTCATCCTCGACCACAACGACCTGACCGACACCGATGACGCTCAGACCATCAACCTCATCCCTGTGGTTGCTGGCACGGCCGTCAAATCCGCCGCCACCCGCCTCGTCAGCGTGTTCGACAGCTCGGACGCCGCGACTATCACCACCACGGTGGAGATTGGTCACAACGACACCACGGCTGACCCGAACGCGTTCATCACCTCGCAAGAGCTGAACCCGAGCGGCACCGAAGTGTTCTACAAGGTCAACCCGTCCACCACGCCCCACGCCTTCTTGGAAGGCACGGTGGCCTCGCCCAAGTATATCCAAGCGGCCTTCGCTTGCACTACCGGCGACAGCCTTGCGGACCACAACACCGGCGAACTTGAGGTCTTCCTTGAGATCGTTGACGTGAACGCGCTCTAAACGTCTTAACACACTGCGGCCCCAGCAATGGGGCCGTAGCAGTTAGGATGTCAGACAATCTATGGTCAGAACTTGTCCTCGATCTCGGGGATGAGATGGCCGACGCGGTCAAGCAAGAGCTGATTGCCGGTTGGAACGCCGATGCCGTTCTTGCCGCCACTCGCCAACGCCAGATCGCCGAAGCCAGTGCGCGCATAGAGCAATGCGCCATCGAAGGCATCGGCCAGAAGGACATGAGCATAGACGCTGACGCTTATTGGTCTTGGGAAGCAGCGGAGCCGGGATGCTGGAAGGACAAAGCCTTCCGCGACTGGTTCAAGAAAAAGAACCCCGAGACTGTTGTGCCCTACACGCCCCGCAAAACCACTGTCCTCATCTAAATGACATGCCGCAGCAGCAAGCAATCCCGCAGTCGGTTTTCGGTTACTCCGTCCGACAGCCATACCAAAGCGAGGACGCTTTCTTTCTGCTCAACCCAAGCACAACCGGCATGGCCTCTGAAGACGGTCGAATCGTCCTCAACCCCTACAGTGGGCTGAAATATGAGCAGCAGCTTACAGTCGCCAAAAACGAAGCCATCCGCCTTTTCATGCGGGAAAACCAGATCGACCCGCAGTTCAAGGTCACGCCGAAGCAAATGAAAGCGTTTCAAGGTGGCGCATACGGAACCAACGAGCCTGCCCTTCGCCAGACTCTAGTTGCCCGCATCCTTACAAACGACCCGTCAGCAGAAGACGTTACCGAAGAACAGCGCAAGGCCGCACAGTCCGTCATGCAGCGACTCAACGCAAAGATGTCCAAGAAATGATTAAAGCACCCAAGCCAGAGGACATCACGGCGATGCTCTACGAGATCGACCAAGCGGACGCCGATGGCAGCCAATATGTTCAGCGCAAGCTGCGCAACTGGAACACACGATTCTGCATCTGGCCGGGGCAAAGTGAGGATGGCCGCAAATGGTCTGGTGCCCAAGGCAAGCAGCCGTGGCCGTGGAGCGGAGCATCGGATGTAAGGGTGCGTTTGGCCGACAATATCATTTCGGACAACACAGCCCTCCTTTGCAACGCCTTCTTCAAAAGCCGAGTGCAAGTCCAGCCAGTGGAGTCCATGGATGCGGACAAACGAGCCGCCGCCGAAGCCGTGATGAAGTGGCTTATGTTCCAGCACTGTCTGGATGACCTTCGCCGCGAAGTAAAACTCGCCGCCCAATTCCGCGAGACCTACGGGCTGGCGGTTATGGCCGTGGACTGGGTGCAGAACACCCGCACCGAGATCAAGTCTTTCAGCATCGAAGATGCGCAGATGATGTTGGAGCAGTCGCAAGACCCCAACCTCGCCGCCCTTCTGGAAGTGGTCATGGACCCGCTGCAAGAGGAGACCGCCGCCGAACTCTTGGGGCAGATCATCCCTGAGTTGGGCAAGGTTTCCAAGGTCCGCGAGTTCCGCGACAAGGGCCTTGTCCAGTGGGAGGAGCCTTATGTCTTTGAGAGCAAGCCGGTGTGGACCGCGCTTGAAGCATGGGAGGATGTCATCTTCCCCATTCAGACCTTCAGCCTTCAGCGCGCCGCGTTCGTTGCCCGCAGAGAATTGCTCACAGAAGTGGAGTTGCGCGAGCGCGGCGCAGTCGAGGGCTGGGACGAGGAATGGATCGAGGCCGCCTCGCAGCACAAGGGCCAGCTCAAACGCATCTCGCTCAACATCCACCGCACCGATCAGTTCCTCTACGAGCAACTGCGCGACATGTGCGAAATCTGGCATGTTTACCGCAAGGAGAACGACCCAAAGACCAACGCCATCCGCGTAACCCGCTCCGTGGTTAGCTACCATGTCACCGACAAGGTCGCCGTGCATGAGCTGCTGCCCTACGCCCACGGACAATATCCCTTCATCGAACTCCCCCGCGAGCGCGCCACCCGCCCTCTGCTAGAGAGCCGTGGCATCCCCGAGCTGGTGCAGACCGCGCAGGAAGAAATCAAAATCCAGCGCGACTTCCGCTCCGACCGCGCCAGCATCAGCATCCTCCCGCCCGTCAAGGTGCCGGCCAACCGGGGCAAGTTTGACCTAGTCCTCGGCCCCGGCATGCAAATCCCCGAGCGCCGCCCCGGCGAGATTGAGTGGATGAATCCCCCTCGCCCCGACATGGGCAGCATCGAAGTGGAAGCCGCCACCCGTGCGGACGTGGACAATTACTTTGGCCGCATCAGCGACGCCGTCCCGCAGCAGCGCTACATGCTCCACACGCAGGAGCTAATCGACTCTTGGCTCATAGATATGAAGCTCTGCATCGCGCAGACCATGGCGCTGGCGCAACAGTATATGACTCCCGAGGAGGTCGCGCGCATCACCGGCAATGCCCAGTTGGCATTCAACGCAAGCCCGCAAGACATCCGTGGGCGCTTCGACATTACCGCTGAGTTTGACGCGCGCCTCCTCGACAACGAAGCGCTTGGCGCCAAGCTCGACTACCTCGCCAAAGTGCTCGTCCCGCTCGACAGCTTCGGCGTCATCGACCGCGCTGGTTTGGTCAAATACATGTTCCAAGCCGTTGACCCGAATCTCGCCGGCCTCTTGGTGCAAGACATCGGCGCCGCCACAGCCGCCGAGCAAGAGGACGAGCAAGGAGCCTTCGCAAAAATCGCCGCAGGCACCGAACCCCCGCTGAGAGAGGGCGGACAAAACGCGCAAGTCCGCCTGCAAACGCTCCAGCAAATCATTCAGTCCAACCCCGCCGTCCAACAGCGCTACCAGCAAGACGAAATCTTCCGCAGCATGATCGACGCGAGGGCACAAGCCTTCCAATTCCAGTTGCAGCAGCAGCAAAACGCCGTCATCGGCCGCACCGGCGCCCAGCCCGCGCTGCAAAAGCTCCAGCAGGAGCAGCAACTCGGCATGACCGCCCAACCCGCCGCCTAACCCATGCACCCGAACGTCTCAGTCAGAAACATCGCCGGACTAAACATCCCGCAGCACAACGCGGTTGAGCTGAATTACGTCTCCACGACAAACAATCTTTCGACGGTGGTCTACAAAGAAGGCAGCCAGACAGTCGCCACGCTCACCTTCACCTACGTCGGCGGCACGCCGTCCTCGGACGACGCCCGCATCGCCACCGTCACCCGCTCTTAAATCTCAAATTTCTAATTTCCAATGGGCTTCGCCTTCAATCCGTTTACCGGCAACTTCGACCTCAAGGGGTCTGGAGGCGGCGGCGGCTCTGCCTTCTTCGCTGGCGAAGTGGCGACCTATGCCGACCTCCCGCTCGACGGCACCGCCGCATTGGATAGCCGCTGGCTCGTCCGGTCGAATTCCGGAACGTGGCCCTTCTCGTCCTACAAACAAGCCGGCGTGTATGTGCGTAAGGCCATCGTCGGCGCCTCCCGCGACAACGACTACCAGCTCACCGACACGTCCTTCTTCGACGTGATGAGCGACAGCGCATTCCTCCTCTACGACGACGGAGATGCAACGAAGAACCTAAAGTTCCAACTCTCCGGCATCAGCGCCAGCACGACCCGCACGCTGACCATCACCAACCGCTCCGGCACCAACGTAGTCAGCGACACCTCCGCAGGCAGCGGCAGCGACGTGGTCAACAACATCGTTTCGCTCACCCAAGCCGAATACAACGCCATCGGAAGTCCCGACGCGGCCACGCTCTTCCTCATCACCGATCCGTAAGCCATGGCCCTCCTGCAAAAAGCCTATCTCGGATCGACGCCTCTCTTCCGCAATGAAGACTGGTTTGAGCAATCGTCATACACTCTCGTCAACGCCAGCGCCGAAGTGTCCATCACGGCCAACACTTCCGCGCACACCAAGGGTTCGTATTCCGAACTCATCGCCTCCACTTCCGCCAATGCGGGTCTGTTGGTGCTTATGGTGCAAGATGTGTCCACAGTCGCCACCAATACCGCCACACTCATTGACATCGCCACAGGGGCCAGCGGTTCTGAGACGGTCATTATTTCAAACCTCGCCGTTGGTGGAGCAGTAGCCACGGCTGGCCCAACAGGCGTTGCTGTTTCTATTCCGCTCCAAATCCCCAGCGGCACGCGCATCTCGGCTCGCATTCAGTCTGTTGTCACGGGCGGCAAAACAGCAACCGCACAAGTCTTCCTCTTTGATGTGGGCGGCGATTACGCCACGGCACCCACCAGCGTTGATGTCATCACCGGAGACACCGCCACCAGCCAAGGCATCAGCTTCAGCGGCGCCAGCGGCACATGGGTTCAAGCCATTGCCTCCACTTCCCGCGCCTATCGCGCCGTGGCCATCATGCCGTCCACGCACAACAGCAACACTGCAACCATTGGCCCACAACTGGAGCTTGGCGTCGGCGCGTCAGGAAGCGAACAGGTGTTTGGCTTAACTGTTGCCTCTTATAACAACAACGAGGCCGTGCAGTCCTCGCCTCCGTATCTGTCGCTTTTTGGCCGCAACATCCCCAGCGGTTCACGCCTCGCCGTGAAGCACAGCATCGCCGCCAACCCCGACCGCTACGGCTTCACCCTCATCGGCATCCCCTAACATGCAAAACTGGCACCTCCTTTATAACACCACGACAGGCCAAAGCGTCAGCATCGGCACGGTCATTGCTGACCCGCTACCGGAAGGCATCACCGCGCTCCCGCTCACCGACGCCGAAGGCGAGGGACTGCAAAACGGCAGCCTCATCTGGGACGCCGCCAGCCGCAGCTTGATCGCAACGCCGCCGCCCAGCGTCACCGCCGAAGAACACCTCCGCAGTGTCGGCCTCGCAGGCGACCGCCAGCCCACACTTTTGTATCTGCGCCAGTCCCTCGCCGCCGCAGGCAAGACCTGCGCAGAACTCGACCAGCTCGAAGCCTACTTGCAGCAGATCCTCACCATGTTCGCCGCCGATCCGGCGCCGCGTAACGATTGGCCGAATCCCCCGCTAACCTTTGAAGCCGCCGTCCAGTCGGCCATGAACGCACTCAACAGCTAATGCGCACAGTAACTCTACAATCTATCCTCCTCCGCGCATGGCAACGCGCAGGCAACGACGGCTCGGATATTTCTAACATCCCATCCGGCGCCAGAACCATGATGACCGCCGCCGCCAACGAGCGCATCAGCGACTGCTGGGAGTGGGCGGATTGGCCAGAGCTTATGCGCGTCGAAAGCCGCACTGTGCAGGGTGACGCTACGAACGGATATTACATTGACTACGAGCAGAGCGGCCAGACCGCCATGGGAGAGGTCTTTGGCGTCCTAAGAGACAACCCTGCAACCCACGCCGCGCCCCGCGCCATTGGCTTTACGCTCCTTGGAGATGCCATTCGTTTCCCCGAAGACACCGACCTGCCGACTAGCGTCTGGGTCAACTTCCGCATCCGCCCGACCGAATACAGCGCCAGCAACCTCACCGCGACCGTGCCCGCCGTCATCGCAAAGGCAGTCGGTCTGATGCTGAGTGCAGATTTGCTCCAAGAGGACGGACAGACCGACAAAGCACTCGCCATGGAACAGATGGCCGAGTCCGAGCTGATCTCCCAGCGCGACAAATATTATTTCCAACAGGGCCAGCCATCCACATGGACCGCCCGCGTCAACCAATACTAATCCTATGAACCCTAACGTCAGAACAACGAACAAAGCCAACGGCGTCCGCCTCATCTCCGACACCACGGCTGTCACCGGAACATTCAGCGTTGTCGAAAGCCTCGACGCCGCGACCAAGTTCCACACGCTCGCAGGCAACCAGACCAACGTGGCGAACACGACCAGCGGCAGCGCCTATGCGTTTCCGGTCGGCACCGCCATCGAAGGCAACTTCACCGAGATCAAACTGCACGCAGGTGCTGTGCTTGCCTACTTGAAGTAACGCATCTAAGGAGCCGCGCGATGAGCCTGTCCTATTTTCATCACAACTTCAGCACGACTGAAAAAGGCGTCATCGGCACGGCTACGTCCATCGGTTCCTCAGTGTTCAGCATGCTGCCCCACTTGGAAGCAACCCTCCGTATAGGAGGACTCATCATCGGAATTTTGGTCGGACTGGCCACGCTCATCAGCGTCCTTCACGACATCAGAAAGAAACAGAAAGAACTAAACAAATGAGAAACTGGAAAACAACGACCATCGGAATCTTGACCGCCCTCATCGCCTTGGCGACCGGCGCGAAAGAGTTCCTCGCCACCGGCACCATCCCCGACATCGGCCTCATCGCCGCCAGCCTCATGGCTGCATGGGGATTAGTGGTAGCGAAAGACGGCACCGCCCGCCTCTGAATCCATGAGCGCCCGCGCCACAAAACTCATTGCAGTTGCGATCCTCGCCGTGAGCTGGGCTGTCGCTGCGGCTGGCTGCGTGACGGTGGGCTATGACTTCGTGAAGCAGCAAGCAACCGTGACCGTCACGCCGAGCACCAAAGGCTACGCGAAGTAAAACAATGTGGAAGTGGATCAAGAGACTATTTGGAAAGCCGTCCGCGACTGGCCCAGCGCCAGCCTCGCCGAGCTTGCCATCCGTATCCACAACCGTCTCCACACCCGCCGCGAGCAAAGCCTACGACGAACGCCGTCTCAACACCCCGAACAAAAGCGGACGCCCAATAACCCCGACCATGATCGTGTTGCATCACACATCCGGTAGCTACAACGGCTCCGTCTCTTGGTGCATGAACCCTGCCAGCAAAGTGAGTTACCACGTCATCATCGCCAGAAACGGCAACCGCACCGTCCTCGCCGACGATACGGCCCGCTGCTGGCATGCCGGTCTGTCGAGCTGGCAAGGCGTGCCGGACTGCAACAGCTACAGCCTCGGCGTGGCATGGGACGGCGACACCTACAGCGACCCGCTCGATGACGCGGCGATGGACAGCGCCATCCAATACATCGTGCCCCGCATGAAGCGCTGGCACATCCCCATGTCCCGCATCGTGACTCACCAGCAAATCGCCCCCAATCGAAAGAACGACATCTCTCCCGCAGACGCAGCGCGGTTCAAAAGCAGACTGAAGGCAGCGCTCAACTAATGGCATTAGAATCTCCAGTCCAACGCGACGGCGACAACGGCTTCATCGGCTTCGCCTCTCGCCTTAACCCGCTGACCCTTCCGGCGGGCATGCTGCAAGACAGCGTGAACATGAGGTTGGACCGTGGCGTCGCCCAAACCCGCAAGGGCAGCAAGCGCCTGACCGACACCATCGGCACGACCGGCGCCCCGCTGACTCTTGATTTTACCCTCGGCACCGACAAGGCAGTCACCTCGATCACACGCGCCTCGACCACCGCGACCGTCACTGCGACCGCCCACGGATTCACGACCGGCGACCAAGTGAACATTCGTGGCGCCGTGCAGACCGACTACAACGGCGACTTCATCGTCACCGTGACGGACGCCAATACTTTTACCTACACCGTCAGCGGATCTCCCGCGACACCGGCCACCGGCACCATCATCGCCAACAACGGCCCCGAAGTCCGCGACAGCTACGAGGGCGGACTCTACGCGGCCGGAGTCTTCGCCAGCCAGAACTACGACAACGCCAACGAATTTATCGTGCTCGCCGGATCTGACAGCGCCACGCTTTACCGGCAGGGACAATCGCCGGTCGTGAAGACCTATCCGACCAGCCCCGCCGAGAAGATCGAAGGCACCGACACTGTCTCAGTAGTGCAGGCGTTCGACCGCCTCTACATACTCCGCGAAGCATCCCGCACTGCAACCGGCTACGAGGAAAAGCTGACTGACGCCGGAGGTATCAGCGTCAGTTCAACGACAGCCACCGTGAGCTTCGCCTCGGCCCATGGCTATCCGGTTGGCGCCCGCGTCCGTATTGAAGGATCTACAACGCCTGCGTTCGACGGCCATGAGTTTGACATCGTGGACGCGGCACCGGCAGGTGACAACACGCACTTCACTATTACCGTCCCAAGCGGCACCGCCACGCATGCCGCCGCAGGCATCAAGGTGCGCCGGACAAAACCGCCGATCTATTGGGACGGCGGCAGCGGTCAATTCGTCCGCGCCACCGCAGGCATTCCATCAGAAGGCGTCACCTACACCCGCATGCCATCGGTCGGCTGGGCCAGCTACCACAACAACCGCCTCTGGATCGCCAAAAACCGCGACACGGTCGGCATTAGCGATGTTCTCGACCCCGACCTCTACGATCCATTCTGGAACAGCTTCCGCGCAGGCGCAGGCGGCGATGACCGCATTGTGGCAATTCACCCATGGGTCGAAGGCCAAGCCCTCGTTTTCTGCCGCAAGTCCATCTGGCTCGCCACGCTCAATCAATTCGCCTCCACCGATGGCAGCGACTTCTCGGTCGACACTCCGGTGTCACAGCTCACGCTCCTGACCAACGAGATCGGATGCAGCGCAAGGAACACCATCGTCACCGCCGGTAACTTTGTGTTCTTCCTCTCGGACGCAGGCATCTACCGCTTAGACCGCGCCCTCGACCTCAAGGTTCGCGGCGACACCAAGCCGCTGTCAGAGCCTATCGCCGACCTCTTCAGCCAAGTAGTGCAGGCCCGCGTGGAGAAGTCGGCTTTTGGGATCTGGCACAACAACCGCTATTTGGTCGCGCTTCCTACCAGCGCCGAGCCGCTTGATGGCAACAAGCTGGTCATTGCATGGAACGCACTCACCGACACTTGGGAATACCGCGACACATACCCAAGCAGCGCATCGGTCAACCAGATCCTTGTCGGAACCTACAACAACCAACGCCGCGTCTTTTCAATTCCTCGCTCCGGCAACCTGTATTTGCTGGAAGAGAACGACACGGCGATTGATGACACGGCAGTCAACTCAGGCACCAGTCCGGTGGTCGGCAGCATCAAGACGCGCCGCTACGACTTTGGCGACATGCACAGCAAGCGGTTCCTCCGCACCATTGCCGATGTAGTCATTCCCGCCAGCGCCAGTGTCTCGACCAAGATCAGCACAATCAACCCTGACACCGAAACAACCATCGGAACGCTGACCAACAGCAACGTAACGACCGAGGACTACAACATGAAGTCTCCGGTGCGCTATAAGGCTCACAGCGCCGAAGTCATTTACCAAACATCCGGAGGCCGACCGGAAATCAGATCGGCCAGCATTGAGGCATCGCCGAAATCTCTACCGCCTACTGAGACGAGGAGTGCGGCCTAAAAGACCAAGAGACTAAAAGACGAAATGAACTTCCAAACAATAACGACCGAGCCGAGCGCAGCGAGACAGGCTGCCGCGAAGCAAAGCCAAACCCGATCAGCAGCATAATTCCTATGGCCTCCTATAATTACACCTTCACCTCTGGGGATACCGTGACCCCGACTAAGTTAAATTCCGCCCGCACCGTCAGCGAGATCGTCAACGCCGATGTCAGCGCCACCGCCGCCATCGCCGGAACCAAAGTCGCACCCAACTTTGGGGGTCAGAACGTCGTTACCACCGGCACCTTGAGTGTCGGTGCGACAACTGTGTCTTCCGCTGCTGCCGTTGCCGTAAGCGCATTCCGATCATTGGACGTTACATTGTTTGGCCCAGCATCGCAAAGCATTGAAATCGGAGCTTTATCGGGATCAACGCCAACTGCCGCAGCGCAAATTGTAGGCGCTTTAGAGAACCCAGCAACTACGGGATCTTTAAGTTTTCACACCCGCAATAGTGGAACTTTGAGCGAACGCATGCGGATCGACTCCAGCGGGAATGTGGGGATCGGGACCGCACCTACCGAAAAGCTTGATGTTAATGGCGCCGTGAAAGCCACGGCATTTAGCGGGCCATTAACCGGCAATGTTACAGGCAATGTGACAGGCAATGTTACAGGCAATGCTTCTGGAAGCGCGGCAACACTCGCAACAGGTCGAACCATAGCACTAACCGGAGATGTGACCGGAACTACTGGATCTTTCAATGGCGCGGCTAACGTCAGCGCGGCAACCACGATTGCCAACAACGCTGTCACCACGGCGAAGATTGCCGACAGCAACGTGACCACAGCAAAGATTGCCGACAGCAACGTCACCGATGCCAAGCTCGCCACTGGCATCGACGCCAGCAAGCTCACCACTGGAACGCTGCCGATTGCGCGCATTTCCGATGCCGCCGTCACGCCTGCCAAGCTCTCGCAGCCGCTCACGCTTGCCACCGCGCAAAACACCACCAGCGGCACCAGCATCGACTTTACAGGCATTCCGTCTTGGGTGAAGCGGATTACGGTGATGTTTAATGAGGTTAGCACAAGCGGGACGAGTGCTTACATTATCCAACTGGGTGATTCTGGAGGCATTGAGAACACGGGCTATGCGTCCAAGGGGATGTTGGTTGACAACACTGGCCCCGCTGGAACTGCTGGGACATCGGGATTCATTATCGGTTCAGCGGGGGCCAGCACCGTTATTCAAGCAGGCGTTATTACGCTAACACGGTTTGACTCTGGAAATACTTGGATAGCAACGGGCGTCTTTAATCGCGCCGATGCCGCCGTGGCGGTTGCGTTAAGCGCCGGAACAAAAACCCTCTCCGACACCCTCGACCGCATCCGCCTAACCACCGTCAACGGCACCGACACGTTCGACGCCGGATCGGTGAACATTATGTATGAGGGCTAAAAATGCTGCCATGGCAAAAGGCAAGACAATGGCAAGAGGAAAACGACGCCACGGCGACTTTCGAGGAGCTTCTGGGTTGGCATTTGTCCAATGGTCTTGTTCACGCTACCGCGCAGGTCTTTGTCTTGATGTCAGAGGTGCGCTGGAATGCGGAGGAGCAACGCTTTGAGGACGGCGAGCCTAACTGTTGGTTCGTGCGGTTGGCAGCGGCAGTCGGTCACGCCAATCCGGTGCGGGAGTATATGCGTGCGGCCAGTCACCCGCACCAATACGCAGCATGGTTCCGGCGCAGCGGCTTTGAGCCGAGAGTTTACGAGTGGTCTAAATTACTAAAAGCAACAACAAGGAGATAAAATTATGGGAGGCGTAGGAAGAGCAGTTTCAAGCATTTTCGGTGGCGGTGGTGGCGGAAGCAGCATCACCTACAACGTGCCGCAACCGGCAGCGCCACAACCGATTGACTACGACGCGATGTATAACGCTGCCACGCGCAGCGCCATCGCCACGATGCGCGAACAGGAGGCGCAGCTTCAGCGGCTTTACCCGACGATGGTTGGGTTGCAGTTTGGAACGGTCAACGAGCTGGCGCGGGGCATGGACAACCAATACCTCGGCACCGCCCGCAACGTCATCAGCGACGAGCTGAACGCTGCGTCACGATCCTCTGCGCTGGAGGATGCGATTCAGCGGCGGTCGGCCAACCAGTTTGCCTCCGGCCCCACGCTGGCCGACCGGCAGATCCTTGGACAAAGCATGATGGCGATGGGCCAACGAGCCGATCAGGTCGGTGGACCGAGCGGTATCCGTGAGATCGGGGCGCCGAGTGTTTCTGGAGTTAGGGCCGACCGTGTGGCAGATGTTGGCTCGCAGGACGTTGCTGCCGGATCTCTTGGCGGCGCTCTCATGTCGCAAGCCATGGAGCGTGCGCAGAGCGGCGGCAGGCTTTCAGCCGAGGCGTCCCGCGATGCAACGCAAGCTGCCCGCGCCGGTATGGCCGCACGCGGCATGGCTACAGGCAGCGCCGGACTGGCTGCGGAGATGCTTAACCGCGACCGCTTTGCCCGCGCTCGACGCGACGAGGACAATGCCTTCGCCAGTGCTGTGCAGGGACAAGATGTGGAGCGGCAATTTCAAAACGTCGGAAACCGTCTTGTGGCGCAGCAGGCCAATCAAAGAATGGCTGGGCAGCTATCAATCGCAGACCAAGCGGCGGCGATGGACGCGCAGCGCCTCAACCAAGCAACCAGCATGCAGGCGCAAATGTCCAACCAGCAGCGCGATCAATCCCTCGGCGACATGCTCATGCGGGCGCAGATGGCCAACCAAGCGGCGAACCAGCAGCAACTCGCGCAGAATCGCGGATTTATGATGGCTGGACGCGATGCCTTCAACGCGGCCGAAGACCGCCGGATGAATCTGGCGCTCGGCGCCAACCAGCTCGACCTCGCCCGCCGTCAGCGGCGCCTCGGACTGGCCGGCGGATTCGCCGACCTCGATCCGTATGCGCGGGCGACTGGTCCGGCGTTCCAAGTTGGAATGGCGAACACTGGCCAAGGGATGCAGTCCATCGGTCAGACGTTTGGCAATGCGCTCACGGCGAGCGGGAATGTGGCGAGCTTTAACCAAAACCTACAGGGATCGCTCTACAATTCTTGGCAGAACAACAATGCGGCGGTGCAGGCGGCGAATATGCAGGCAGGGGCCATGGGGCAGTCGGGCATGATGGGGATGTTTGGCGGGATCGGCGGCGGTGCCCTCACCGGAGTCGGGTTGGCACTCTAATATGGACAAACTTGTCGCAGACACTTGCCGCAAGGCGGAACGCTGGCTCAATGAGTTCAGCGCCCCGTGCGTGCTATGGAGCGGCGGCAAGGACAGCAACGCCATGCTGCATATTCTGCTGCACAAGGTCGGCGTGAAGCTGCCATGCGTGCAATACCGCGACCCTTGGTTCCGTGACCGCTATGAACTGGCGGACGCACTGACCCGTGCATGGGATCTCGACGTGCATGACTACCCGCCCAGCCGAGTCGCCCTGACTGACGGGACATCGCCGGACGGCAAGCATCAGATTGACTTTCTAAAGTATCAGCAATGGGGGCAGCAGACGGCGCTCATCATCTCAATAGGCTCGCAGCCCCCAGTCGATGGCAAGCCATGGCGCTGCGGGCTGGACGCCTTGCAACGTCCCTTGGGCGCCTTTGCTTGGCCTTGGGACGCCTGCTTTCATGGCCAGAAGTCAGCAGACGTTGACCCGATCAAGGGGCTGCTCCCCTTGTCTGTTGACGCTCAACGCATCCCTGACGCACCAACGCAGCTCTACCTCATGCGGGACTGGAGCGATGAGGATGTCTGGCGATACCTGGAGGCAGAGGGCATCCCGAATGATGAGACACGCTACGGCCGGGACGACACCGGATCTTGGAGCCATCTCGCCGACAAGTCGCGCAACGCCGACTACCCGCATGTCTGCACGCGCTGCATCAGTCGCGCCGAGACCGACACGGTCTGGTGCCCCAAGCTGAACGCGCAAGTCAACAACATCTCGGCGCATCTTCCCTACGAGGATCACGCCAACTCAGCGCAGGGCTTTGAGCATCGTTCGCAGGACGTGTCCGGCCGGCCAATAACACGAATCATCGACGGCCGCGTGGCGGCTTAACCACCAAAAGAGAAGGAGAACAAAACTATGTTTAGCTATTCACCGCAAGTCGCTGACCGCAGCGGCGAGATCACCGCAGCCGGCCAGATCGCATCAGCCAACACGCAGGCCAATATGTATAACCAGCTTGGCAACAATATCGGCGGGGCCTTGGCTACTATCGGCGGAATCTACGGAGAGTCTTCCAAGGAAAACAAAAACCAGAAGCGCACCTTTGAGGGAATGTATAACTTTCTCACCAGCAAGAACATGCTGTCGCCGGAGCTTAACGCTACCGTTCAGGACTTTGTTCAGAAAAAGGACTTTGCCTCGGCCAACGCTTACATCGCCCCGTATCTGGCAGAGCTAGACTTTGGCCGCAAGTCGATGCTCGCCGGTCGCAGCGGGTTCTTTGATGGGGCGGGCAACTGGCAGATGGCGATGCCGGCAACCGCCGCGAAACCGTTTGTAGAATTTTAATAATATGCCACCACAACAAACCAACAACCCGATGGTCTATGACGTGATCCGTTTTGGCCGCGAGGTAATGCAAATTCCAGCAGGAACGCGCATGGAGCTTGATTCCCCTCAGTATAAGTTCGTTGAAAAACAGGCCAATAAATTTAACGAGCTTCGGATGCAAGCCATTGCCTCTGGACCCAAGGCGCCACCGCAATACTTATCCCTCACAAATCAAGAGGGGCGCTCGATTGACGTTCTTATCAAGCCCAACGGCGAACCGCAGGTCATTGAACCCAAAATCCAAAACACCACACAGGGCATTGTCAGTATGGTAAATCCAACCAACGCTGTTCCTGTTGTCAACCCGCAGAGCCTTGAACCCTACAAGGGCTACGTTGCGTCCGGTGGAGGATGGGGTATGGGTGTGCAGCCCACGGTTGGCATGAACAACGATGCCGCACGCGCCGCCGCAGCGGCGCAGCAGGGACAAGCAGCGCCAGCGGCGCCCGCACCACAGGTGCAGCAACCGCTCACCATGACCAACAGCGCCGGCGCGGCCATGACATTCTCCAGCCCGTATCAAGTGCGTGAAGCGTTTATGAAAAATCAAATCAATCACGACGAAGCCAAGAGTGCGCTTCTGCACTGGGGCATGAAGTAATGGCCGTATCGGAGGCAGATCGGTTTCTTGGCCTATCAGACCAAGACGCAGCCGCCTACGAGCGGGAACAGCGGGCAATTCTCAACGACAGATCCCAGTGGGACAAGTCGCTGCCAGAGACACAACTCGATATTGCGCCAGAGCGAGAGGATGCCCCGCTTCCTCCGATAGCCAGCAATCGGCCAGCGGCAACATCGGTTGATCCGGTGGCCGGGAATGCCGCGCCAAGCGATCTGCCCCCATGGACAGAAGAAGACGAGGCGACAAGTGCAAGCGCGGCCGAAGACTTTCTTAACGCCCAGCAACAGCCCCTTCCCGGCAGCGATCCCGTTCCTTCTGCTGACGATTTCCTTTCCGAAAGCACTCTTCCCCCATCAGGGGTTGGATCGGGGGGAAGCAGCGGCGGCGGCGGCGGTGGCGGCGGAACGTCAGGAAGCGACCCCACGTTCTCTCCGCAGCAAATGAGCGCGGACAGTTTTCTCCTTGCTCCAGATGAGGGCACAGATCCCGAAGGCGCCCCCGCCCTCAACCTCATCCGTGGCAACAACATCGCCAGCACATGGAACGCCTTTCAACGTGGGTGGGCCAGCGCTGGCATGGCTATGGAGATGGATGCAGAGCAACCCAACCCCGAGGCCGTCATTGCTTACCAGCAAGAAATCCAAAAGCTGCCACCGTCGCAGGCTTACTCCATTACGATGGACGACAACCGCCCGCCGTTGGAAAGCTGGAAGGCGTTCAGCTACAATCCGGTCGGAGTTTTTGGCGAGCTGATCGGCGAGACCATGGCTGGCTTTACTCGCCAGATGCTTAACAAAGGCGTGGCCCCGGCGGTCTTGTGGACGGGTGCGGGCGCCCTTGTCGGTGGCCCTAAGGGGGCGCTGCTTGGCGCAAGGGCGGGATACGCCAATGCCGTGGGGTTGGCCAGCTACTCGATGGAAATGAGCAGCGGCATCTTGGATTCTTTTCAGCGCGCGGGCATCGACATCAGTGACCCGCAGGCACTGACCGAAGGACTACAAAACCCCGAGCGCATGGCCTTGGCTCGGGAGTTTGCCGAGAAGGGAGCCGTGCCCGTCGCCACCTTTGATGTGGGCAGCGCTTTGATCGCCGGCAAATTGCTTGGCCGGCAAGGCACCAAGATGCTCGGGCGGTTGACCGCTGGCGCCGTAGAGACGGCGGTTCAGTCGTTCATGGGTGGAGCGGGAGAGGCCAGCAAACAGATCGCGCAAGACGGACAGATCACCAGCGGTCGAAGCATCATTGCCGAGACGGCGGCCGACTCCGTCATGGGCGGCGTTGACATTGCGGTGGGCACAAGGCTTGAGCGCGCCCGAGAACTCCCGCTGGGCAACGCCGCTATCATCCCCGAGGAGCAGCTTCGGGCCGGCGATGTCAACGTAGAGCTGGGCGGCCAAACAATTTCTATTCCCGCACGGCCGATGGGTCGCGCGCCGAACATGGCTCGGGCCACGCAGCAAAACATTGCCGCCAATGCCGCCGCTGGCGGACCCGCCCCCGCGACGGCGGTGCCGCAGCCGGCGCCAGCAGCGCAGCCCGTGCAGTCGCAGCCAGCACAAGGATCAGTCCCGCCGCCGCCATCCCCTGCCCCAGCCAACACGAATCCCGAGCAACGTCCCCGCCAATTTGAGGAGAGGGCGAGCGAGATGCCCAACGTCCCCGAGCAGACGCAAAGCCTCATGGGCAGCGTCTATGATGTGCAGAGGTTTAAGGACTCCATTGATGCCGCCAAGGCTTGGATCAATGACTACGGGCTGGATGCCGCTCGTCAGCTCATGGCGGAAATTGCGTTGACCGATGACCGCCGCGCCATGACGCCGGTGGAAATTTCCATCGCCGTGGAATTGGCCGGCCGCCTCGGCGCCATGCAGGACTACAACGGTCAGGCTACGGTGCTAAAGGTGGTAAGCCGCAAGGGCCAGACCATGGGCGCCGCCATCGCCCACCTCAAGATCATCGGCATGATGACGCCGGAAGGCATCGTCATGTATGCCAACCGCATGATCGAGGACTACATCAACACCCTGCCGCCCGAGCGGCAAGAGGCATTGAAGAAAGCACAGTCCGTGGTGGATCAAATTGGTGCAACGGTGGCTCAAGCCAAGACCGACATTGCCAACTCTGTCTTAAAAGAAGGGCAGTTCGGCGGCGAGCGCATCGGTCTAAGGATTAGTCGGCGCGTTGAATCCGTGCAGCAGGGCGAACAGGTCATGGTGGCCATCCGCGACGTGTTGACCGGCCCAAGCGTGAAAGAAGCGGCCAAGCCACAGATCGCCAAGATCCTGCAAGAAGCCGGACTTTCCAAGGGAGAGGCGGAATCCATTGCTTCCTCCGTAGCCAACCAATTTTACAAGGCCCTCGACCAAGTCCGCGCGCAGCTTATTGCCCCCCGAAAACCGGCCACGGGCGAGGCCCTAAAGACATTCAACCAACTGCAAGCCGACCTGAAAGCGGGCAACCTAACCGACTCGCAATACCTGTCCCGCGTGGCGGCAATCTATGGCGTCCCCGCCATGACCCCGGAGTTGGCGGCGGAATTAAACAGCTACCGCGAACAGATCCAAGCGACCACGGACGAAGACGTGAAGACAGTGCTAACCGCCAAGATGTATGAGCGGGCCATGAGCATTGTGCCGCAAGACATCTGGGCGCAGACGCGCGCCGTAGCTTACCTCTCCATGCTGTTCGCCCCCAAGACGTGGATCAGAAACATTGGCGGCAACACGATCCAGCTTGTCGCCAACATCGGGCGGGACGCCGTCATAAACATGGTTGCTGACCCTGCCTTTGGATTGTTCAGCGGCGGCAAGCGCACCAGTGCATCGGGCGTTGGCCTAATGGGTGCGGCTGGACGGACGGCGGCCGGCGCAGCAACAGGCGCCGCCATTGGCTCCATCGTTCCGGTTATCGGCACGACAGCGGGAGCCGTCATTGGCGCTGGCGCCGGATTGGTCTATGCCGCATCGGGCGGCAAGCGCATCTCGGCCATGATTACGCCAGCCAAGGATTTCGTCAAAGGATGGAAGTGGGCGGCAAAACAAAACGAGGCCAAGTCCCCGAGCGAGCGGAAGAATGAGTTCATGGCCGGACTTAGCCACTTGCGCGTCATGTCCAAGCTAACCACGCAAAACAAGTATGAGTTTGGCGATGTGAAGGATGTAAATCGTCAACTGTTCAGTGGTCGTGCCATGCAGATGTTGGAGTCCACGCTGTCTGTCGCCCTCGGGGCTGCTGATCGCGCCTTTTGGATGGCAGAATACAAGGTTCGCTTGGCACAGATGGAGGCCGCCGCCAAGAAGAACGGCGAATGGACCGGCCAACCCACTCCCGAGATGGTCGAGACGGCGCAGGCGGACGCCATGTATGCCATCTACCAGAACCCGAATTTCACCAGCAAACTTATTGCTGATCTTCGGCGAACGCTGAACCGCAACAAAGAGTTCGGACTTGGCACGGCTATTGTGCCGTTCGCCCAAGTGCCGGGGGCCATCGTGCAGCGCGGATTTGTTGACTGGTCGCCGCTTGGATTTATTCAGGCCAGCTATCGCGGAATGAGGGGGGTCCTTTACGCCAACGGCATGGCTCAGACTGGCAAGTTCGACCGGCAAGCATTTAACCGTGAATTTTCCCAAGCCCTAATTGGCAGCGGAGCGTGGATGACTGGCCTCTACCTCTACAAGATGGGCATCATAACGGCGAGCCGCGAAGAGGATGAGAAGTTGGAGCAGATGCGCAAGGCGTCGGGCCTCGGGTCGTATCAAGTAAACCTGACACAACTCCGCAGGCGCCTTCTCACTGGAGACTGGAGCAATCCGTATCCTCCCGTCGATGGCGACACGCTTATGGACTATAGCTGGGCGCAGCCGATGTCCATTGTGGTGGCGGCCGGAGCCGAATACGGAAAGCAGCAAGACGCCTCGCAGCGCGAGGCAACTAAGGGCGGCAGAGTTGGAGAGCGTGCCGGATGGTTGGCCATAAGCATGCTGGCGGGGGCCAAGTCGCTCAAGGAGGAGCCGCTTCTTCAAGGTTTCGCGGCCTTTAACCGCGAGTGGGCAAACAGCGGCGAGCCGATTTCGGCCATCTACGATACGGGACTCGGCATGCCATCCATGTTTGTCCCGCAGATTGTCAGGCAGTATGCCCAATACAGAGACAACTATGAGCGAGAATTTCGCAGCGCCACCGGCCCGACGCTAACGGCAGACATGAAGCGGATGTTTATGAACATCGGGTCACAACTCCCCGGTGTCTCAACCAGCTTTCCCCCGCGCTACGACATCCTCGGGCAAGCGGTCGAGCGCTACGGATACGGTGGCAACTCGTTCTTCAATGTCTTCATCAACCCCGCCCGCTTCACGAAATACAAGGGCGACCCCGCCTTCCAAGAGCTGGAGCGCATCATGTCCGTGACCGGCGAGACGAAGATGCTGCCGACCAAGATCAAGAGCAATAAGGTGGCGATCAATGGGCAGCAGATCGAGCTGACCAACGAGCAGATGGCGGCCTACCGCTACTACCTCGGCAACATGACCATGGGGATCTATTACAATAGGCTGGCCCTGCCGCAATACGCTTCGGTTCCCGACCAAACGAAGGTGGATCTCTTTGTCAAAGACGTGAAGGACGTGAACGCCGCCGTGAAGGCCGGACTGTTTGGCCATAGCGTTGGCAATCTCACGCCCGCACAGCGCTCGCTTTATGGTCAGTTCATCATGGGCATCGGCCAGCAGATGCCGACCGGCATGCAGCCGCAGTCGTTCCTCCCTGAGACCGTCCCCGCGCCACAAAATTAGGGCCGCCCCGGTTTCCCAGAGCGGCCCAGCCCCGCACTCGCGGGACTCGTCCTAGTGGTTAGGAGACACACTTCGGACAAAGTCAGTAGCCATAGTAGCCGTAGGCCGGCGGCGTGTAAATGGGGGCCGCGTTGCCTCCAAAGGTTGAGACAACTGTTGTCCCTCCCACTTGTCCTGCCGTTGTAACTCCACTTCCAGACGGAGCGACAATGATCGGTTGTGGCGCCTGCTGCGGAACGGGCGCCGACCCCTGAAACACAACAGTCGAAGGGGCGATTCCAAGCATGTCGGTCCCCGGCTGGAAGCGGATCTTCGGTTGCTTGGCCTCCCACGCCCGATACTCGGCAAGCTCC